TCGGTATGTTGATAGTTGTTCGGACTGTGGTTTACGAGCCATAATTTACCTCTAAAAATCTGTACTTCTGGTTTTAGGCTGTTTAGAATATTTCTTTCCTTGCAGACCTTTTCCACCAGATTTTTTTAAATTTTTATTTACTTCTTTTACTACTTGATTAGTATTTTTACCATCAAGTTTGATTTCTTTTTTAACTTTAATTGCTTTGTTGGAAACAAGAACAGGTTCTTTTCTTTTAGCCTTAGAAAGAGTTTTAGTGGCTGAGTCAACTTTTTTTAAAGAAGAACGAGGAACTTTACCAATGTAAAGAGAACCTTTTTCTCCAGCATATTGTTTTGCTGATTCTACACTAAAAATAGAACCTTTTGATTTTGGATTAAAAGACCATGTAACAGTTTCGTTTGGTAAATCTTTAGAACCTTTTGTGGGGTTAATTTTCTTAAGATTTTTAACTGGAGAACCATGAATTACTTTTTTACCCAAAGTGTAAGAATTTCTAGGGTTGGCTTTTTTGGCAGCCGCTTTTGCGGCTGCCTTAATTATGTCGTCAAGAACACCTTCTGGTTTCTTGGAAGCCATTATTACTTTCCTTTAGGTTTTGGTTTAATCTTTGTTCCCATGTCGTTTGCGGCACGGCGAATGTTGGTTTTGTAACTAAGGGCACCTTGGTTTTTGTAGCCCTGCTTAGTTGAATCATACATACCAAAAGCATCTTTTTTAGTAGTAACAGGAACCTTAGGAAGTCTTTTAACATACTTCTTATTAGTATTAGTGGTTCTTACTGCTGCTCGCACACCTTTAACACCAATTTTAATGATGTCATCAACGATACCTTGTGAATGCAGACCCGTGATGGCGGGTTTCTTTTTAGCAGCCATTATTTGCTCCTTCCGAAAGCAGCGTCGCTTGGGTTAAGCCAGCGAACAACAGGAGGCAGAAAGGCAGCCACTACGGCAGCCCACAAAGCCTTGGGGGATGTTTCTCCTGCAATAACAACCGTTAGCACGGTTGCTGTTGCGGAACGGGCATATGATGCCAGTGCACATTTGTTTTCTTTGCTAAGTTTCATTTATTTTTCTCTTTTCATTGGCGAAGTTCTAACTGCACGGCGTGTTGCGGGTTTTGGAACTTTCATTGGTGAAGTTTTAACTGGGCGGCGCTTGGCTGGCTTGATTGTTGCCATATCGTCAGGACGCTTTTTAGGAACTGTCGGCATTTTTACTGGACCAACACGATTCGGGTCCCGTGGTTTTCTAGGCATTGCATATGGGCTGACCTTTTTAACAGATGGTGGTTCAATCCACTTTTCACCTATCATCTTAGGTTTACGCTTTAGTGCTGTCCCACCAGAAGAAATACGCTTCTTTTCCTTCTTAGCATCATCAATACCCTTAGAAGTATAAGGGAATGTTTTATTTCCAACCTTTGGCATTATTTCTCTTTTCCATCATGCCACCCAATATGAGTGTCAATCTTAGTTCCAACTTCATCAACCTTGTAAAGAACCCGATTAAGTAGTTCCCGCCCCTCAGCATGCTGGCTTGTATTCTCGCTACGCAACTTCTGCATAACAACCATTATAGGTCCACCAATAATGGCGACAATAATGGGTACAAGCCACGCTTCCACCTAAATCCAACGACTTCCGACAGGTTCAATGTTCAAACCCTTGGCTTTAGCATCAGATTCTGTTTTACGCTGAATCTCACCAATAGTAGGACCACTAAAAGCCTCTTTGCCGTGAGTAAAACCAAGGCGAATGCCCTTAACATGGCATTTAAAGCACACATAACCACGCTTTTGAACAGTTTCTTCCACCGAACAACCACAATTCACGCATTTAAAGTTCGTTACTTCCATAATAATAGTATTCTTGTTCCTTAAAGAGGAACTTTAAGACTGGCACGAATATTATGCGCCCCAATCGGTACTTTACCCTCATTTTGTTCACTAAACATATGCTGTTCCCACCACATCAAACTGTTCTTAGGTACAACCACATCCCCACGGAACTCAGGAAGCCAAACATACTTCAACATCTGATTAGTAATAGCCAAAGACATAGTACGGTCATCATGCGGAGAACCAGCAGTCCTGCCGTTGTCCTTGCGCACATAAGTACGCAACTCCGCAATAGTCCTCTGACAATAAATAATCAACTCCTCATTACGAATGGCAGCGGACAACTCGTCAATAGACAACGGTTTAGTAACCGTAGTCGTTTTCCAACCCAAAGTTTCAGTAGCCTGAGGATTACGCTGCGTAATTTTACGCTGCCTAAAGAGGTTACGGTATCCAGCCCGCTGAGCAGCCTTGATAGTGGTTAAGCCGTGGTTGTTGGACTCAACAGCCACAAGGCACTGATTATACCACCAACCTAAATCGGCAAGTATGTCACCAAACACATCAGGTTCACAATGTCCATGCCAATGAGCAACAACTTCCCCAGTGGTGGCATCCACCACATGGGCAGAACTAAAGTCACCATAACTGAAACCTTCCGCCACATCAGCCCCAATCACATAAACACTATCAACAGCAGGGAAAGCCCAAACACTAAGAGGACCATCTTCGCCCTCGTCAAACTCGTATTTTTTGTCTGCGTATGCATGAAGAAACCCAACCATAGGTTCCAGCGTTTCAAAACTGTCCAGCATGTCAATGTCAAATACAGGGTTACCTGATTTAACAAAAGCCTCCTCAGGACTACGGGGGTATTCTTGATGTAACTGCCAAGGTTGCATGTTGCGTGCCTTAACTGTGTACCAGTCCTCGTCACGGTCACCAGCGGACCAAGGGAAAAATATTCCTTCAAACTGGTTGGTGCCCGTTTGGGAACCAACCCACATTTGGTGAAAGAAATTACCAGACCCGTTTGCGGTGGACAAACCAATGACACGCCCGCCGACATCGGCAATAGGTTCAATAGAAGCCCACGCCTCCTCAGGGTTAGGCAAGAAAGCCCACTCATCCACAATAACTAAATACACCGACTCACCACGAGCAGGGTCAGAACCACTAGGTAAAGATTCAATAGCCGACTCATTATCAAACATCATCTTCTGCTGATGGTCAGTCGTCTGCTTAGGTCCCCGTTCTTTCATCCACTGAGGCATAAATCTAAAACCATACTTAGACTTAGCCAAAAGTTTAACTGACTCTCGTTCGGTGCGGCTAAGCATAACTACGAAACGGTCAGGGCGGAAAAACACAAGCCAGAAAGCGTATGCGGCAGCCAGAGTGGAGAAACCAATCTGGCGTGCCTTTAGAACTATGCTGTAGCGTTCGGACATCCAGACACGCATGGTTTCTATTTGTGCTTCACGCATTTCAAACTTTATACGACCTCGTTCGGGGTGTTTAATATGCCAGTAGTTTTCACAGAAGTAAACAAATGCTTCTAGTTGTTCTTCTAGTGTGGCGTCGTCTGCACCTCGGCATTTACGCCATTCTTTTTCATGTATTAATGATTGTAAATCCATTATATTTTTCTATATCCAAAGGAATAGATTTCCTTATTTTTGTGGTTCACCAACAATAGGAGTAGGGGTATTGCCAGCGTCTAGCCATTCTTGATATTCGGTATATTCAGGATTGCTGGGTTCAATACGAATCCAACAAAAAGGAACCATGTCTTTATAGTATTTAATGACGAAACCTTCTTCGTCAATGTAGTAAATAATTTCAGAATATGTTGACATCATCAAAACCTCTCATCCACCAACCCATGCCGTTATAGCCACTGCCATCGTTTAAATCTCCAGCCCATGTGTATCTACATTGTGCAAAGTTAAAAACATTTCTACTAAGGGTAAGTTCAAACGGTATTGTGTGGCTACGAATATAATAAGCACCAGCAGCAGTAGGCGTTTTTGTGTGAAACCAATCAAAATGTTGACCAACCAAAACCCAAGAACCACTTTTGTTTTGCACTTCTATATAAGAACTAAAACCACTTGTTCCACCGCCATCATTTCTGGTCATCATGCTGCGCCGAAAAGCGGTGTAAACATTTCCAGCAGTAGCAGGTATTAAAGCAGAAAGGTCAACCGTGGCCGTTTGATTGCTACCCCAGTTGTAAGAAAGACCCAAACCAGTTTCATACAAATCATAAGTAGAACGAGGTTTATCAAATAAACAATATTTGCTGTTGTTTAAATCAAAAGCAGTAATTACTGATGGCGTAGCATAAATAGGAAACAAATAAATAACCATTGAACCGCCAATGGTTTTATAGTTTAAACCTGCTGCTGGTGCAGTGTTAGATATGTAAAACTTATTATCTGATGGTCGTATATAAATGTACGACCATTTGGTTCCACTAGTCCAATCCGTAGCATCAGTATTAGCGTTAGTAGGCATGTTAAATGTTAGGTTTGTAAACACATAAGTTACACCCTGAACACGGCGCACAGCAGAAACAACAGTAGCAGTAGATGTTGATAACGAGTTTGAATAAATATTACTATGACCACCATT